GGGCTTGCGTGGAAATTTCACTATTCAAACGGGGTATTGACCCCGACTTACAGGAACAGGACGTAACTCATGGCCAGGGATGGAACTAACCGTGGTGGAGCCAGGGTCGGCGCGGGCCGTAAACCCAAGGCTCTGTTTGAAAAAATCACAGAGGGCAAGGCGGAGCCGTTGACGCTGCCGGAGCCCGCGGAAATAGACGGCGTGGACATGCCGCCCGTCAAGGACTTCATGAAGGCCTCGCAGAAATCCGGCAAGGACTTGTGCGCCGAGGAGGTCTTCAAATCCACCTGGCTTTGGCTCAAGGCCAGGGGATGCGAGAGGCTGGTCAACCGGGCGCTCATCGACCAGTACGCCATGAGCGTGTCGCGTTGGATCCAGTGCGAGGAGTGCATCTCAGAGTACGGGTTCCTTGCGAAGCACCCGACGACCGGGGCGGCCATCGCCTCCCCTTACGTGTCGATGGCCCAGAGCTTCATGAAACAGACGAACCAGATTTGGTTCCAGATATACCAGGTGGTGAAGGAGAACTGCACCACCGACTACGGCGGGGCGAACCCGCAGGACGATTTGATGGAGAGGCTCCTCTCCGCACGAAAAGGAAGATAAGGATGTTTGAGAAAGTGAACCCGAGCCACCCCGACAAGGTGGCGGACAGGATTGCCGGTGCTCTTGTCGATTTGGCTTACAGGAAGGAAACCAATCCAAGGATTGCTGTCGAGGTCCTCATCGGCCATGGCTGTTGCCATATCATCACCGAGACCTCGGTGAAGCTGAACCATGACGATGTCTACGAGGCGGTCTACAGGATCACCGGTGCCAGGAACATCCGCATCGATTATGCGGAGGCTCCCCAGGACAGTCATCTTTCCGAGAACCAGAAGGAAGGCTTCAAGTGCGGCGACAACGGCATCTTCAAGGGTGTCCCCGTGACAAGGGAGCAGAGAAGCCTCTCGCTTCTGGCGAAAGCGCTCTACAAGGCGTTCCCCTATGACGGCAAATATATCATGGACGGCAGGCGTGTGATCATCTGCCAGAGCCATGCATCCGACGAGGAGCTAAAGAACTTCGCGCCCGATGTCGAGGTCAATCCGCTCGGCCCCTGGACAGGCGGAACAGATGTCGATACAGGTGCCACCAACCGCAAGCTTGGAAGTGACATGGCGGATTCCGTCACAGGAGGCGGGCTTCATGGGAAGGACCTCTCCAAGGCCGATGTGTCTGTGAACATCTACGCATGGCTCAAGGCGCAGAAGGAATACAGGAACATCGAACTCAGCTGCGCCATCGGCGACAGCGAGGTTGATGGACGGCCTTATTCCGAGATTGTCGAGATCGCCCGGAAGTTCATCTCCGGCATCGGCGGCTTCGAGAAGTTCGCCGAATGGGGGCTGGTATGAGCATTACGACCAAGGACATGCAGCTTGTCAGCATTGAAAAGCTGGTGCCTTATCAGAACAACGCACGCACACACTCGAAGGAGCAGATAGCAAAGCTCCGTTCCAGCATCCGTGAGTTCGGGTTCATCAACCCGGTCATCATCGACAGGGATTATGGAGTGATCGCCGGTCATGGCAGAATCATGGCCGCAAGGGAAGAAGGCATCACAGAGGTGCCCTGTGTGTTCGTGGACCATTTGACGGAGGCCCAGAAGAAAGCCTATATCCTTGCGGACAACCGCATGGCGCTTGACGCCGGATGGGATGAGGACCTCCTTAAGATTGAGATGGAGGAACTGCAGGGACTGGGATTCGACCTCTCCCTCACCGGGTTCGACGAGAAGGAACTTTCAAACCTCTTCGACACCGATGCCGAAGGAACCGAGGACGGCTTTGATGTGGACAAGGCGCTGGGCGAGAAGGCCTTCGTCCAGACCGGTGACGTCTGGCTCCTGGGCAGGCACCGTCTGGTCTGCGGGGACAGCACTAAACCTTCCGACGTCCAGCTTCTGATGGACGGGAAGAAAGCGAACGTGCTCATAACAGACCCGCCTTACAATGTCTCCATAGAGGGCGGCACAGGACTGACGATACAGAACGACAGCATGTCGAAGGAGAAGTTCTACGGCTTCCTCCTGTCCGCTTTCAGGAACGCCTATGACAGTCTTTCCGACGGGGCGGCGGCATATGTGTTCCATTCCGACAGCGAGAAGGTGAACTTCTACAACTCATCCGTCGAGGCCGGATTCAAGTACATGTCCACCTGCATCTGGGTGAAGAACGCGCTCGTCCTTGGTCGCGGTGACTACCAGCAGAAGCATGAGCCGGTGCTGTATCTCTACAAGAGCACCGCGGCGCACAAGTTCTACGGCGACAGGAAACAGACCACGGTGTGGGAGTTCGACAGGCCGACCAGAAGCCCGCTGCATCCGACCATGAAGCCGGTGGCGCTCATCGCCTACCCGATGAAGCTGTCCAGTCAGGCGAACGGGATAGTGCTCGACCTCTTCGGAGGCTCCGGAACGACACTGATCGCGGCCGAGCAGCTTGACCGCATCGCCTTTTTGATGGAGCTCGACCCGAAATACGCCTCCGTGATAGTCAGACGTTACGCGGCCACGAAAGGCGGAGTCGACGACATCAAGGTCGTCCGTGAAGGCGTCGGGATTCCGTGCGGCGACATCTACCAACCCACCGAGGAAGACCTGAGCTATCAGGAAACAAACGTGCAAGGAGCGTGAGGATGGACACACCGACGCTTATAGCGACAGTCGCCGTGTGCCTTTTCGGCTCCGGCGGCATAGTGATTTGGCTTCTCAACCGTCATGCCAGGAAGGCCGACGGTATGGATGAGAAGAGCAAGACGCTCGAGCGCATCAGCGACAAGCTGGAGATCGTGCAGGAAGGGCTTGTGATGGCGTTGGAGAACGACCGCGTCATCTTCAAGGCTCTTCGGACACACGAGATCAACGGCGAGAGCGAGGAACAGGAGAAGAAGATGGACCAGTACTTCATCTCGCTTCTCGAACACAAAGGAAAAAAGAAATGATTCTGTTATTGGTGCTTCTGGCATTCGCCTTCTTCATCGGGCTGGTAATGGAGCTCTACAAGAAACTCATCCGCAAGGACAAGGCGGGCGACATAGAGAACCGCCTGGTGGCATTCGGACTGTCGGCTGCCTTCGGCGTGGTGTATTTCCTCGTCTTCGACAGCTCCGCTTTCCCCGACGAGTTCAGGTTCAGCCCCTGGCTCATCGTGCTCTTCACGGTCGCCATCTACATCCTCCAGCTCCCGGCCTGCATGCAGGTATGGAAGCCGCTCCTGAAAAAGGTGATCGAGAAGAAAACAGGATAGCATCCTATTACATTGAATTGACTTGCTATTGTTCCCCGATAGAGGGATAGATGTACTACCGAAAGGAAAACCACATATCGGAGGACGAAGATGGAAACAAACGAGCTGGTCGTCAAGGTTCCCAGGGGAACCATGACAGACACCCAGGTTGAGAACCTGGTTCTGATTGTAAAGAAGAAGGCTGGTGTTCTCAAGAAGGCGTTCGCCACGGAGAATGTCAGTATCATCCAGGAAGACGGCGACCTGAGCTTTCCCTGGTTCACCCTCACAGGTGACGAGAAGGAATCGATGGTGTTCATGCGCTTCGTCACCAATCTGCTGGCACTCGCCAAGAGGGCGCAACGTGTCAATGGAGGTCCGGCCAAGGCTGTGGCCAACGAGGCCTACGCCTTCCGCTGTTTCCTGCTTCGTCTTGGATACGTCGGCGACGAGTACAAGGAAGACCGGAAGATCCTGATGCGCAACTTCGCCAAGGGCTCCTCGGCCTTCAGGGAGAAGAAGGAGATTGCCGATGCGGATGCCCGGTAAGGAAAAGCTTGATGGACTCCGGAGGCGTTTCCCAGTCGGAAGCCGTATCCGTCTCATCCACATGGAAGACCAATACGCCCCTCCAGAGGGGACGCTCGGGACCGTCCAAGGTATTGACGGCATGGGCGACATCGAGGTCTCCTGGGACACGGGAAGCAGCCTGAAACTGATTCCCGGAGTCGATGGTTTTTGCCTTGAGAAATAGTGATAATTGCTTTTATTATAAACAGTTATTTACTTGCTATAGTCTGCCGAAAGAGCGAATGTACACATGCAAACAGGAACACACCTGAGGCAGAGGAGAACAGGAGCATGGCAGACAAGGCAAAGGTACAGGCTGAGAAAATGAAGACCCAGACAATCGGGGTCGAGATCGAGATGAACCACATCTCAAGGCAGAAGGCGGCCGAGGTCGTCGCCTCCTACTTCGGGACGGAGGCTTACGAGGCCTCCAGAGAGTACGGCTACTGCGCCTGGGCCTGCAAGGACAACGACGGCAGGGTCTGGAAGTTCCAGAAGGACGTGAGCATCGCGGGACCCGACAGCGAGAAATGCGAGATGGTCACCCCGATCCTCACCTACGCCGACATCGAGAAGCTTCAGGAAATCGCAAGGCTTCTCAGAAAGGCCAACGCACAGAGTTGCCCGGCGGTCGGGGCCGGAGTTCACATTCACATCGGAGCGGACGGACACGACGCAAAGACGCTCAGGAACCTCGCCAACATCATGGCCGGCCACGAGAGCCTCCTGATCGAGGCGCTCAACATCGACCGCTACCGCATCGACAGATACTGCAGGACGGTCGACCCGGACTTTCTCAAGGCCATCAACCGAAGGAAGCCGGAGACGATGGAAGAACTCGCGGACATCTGGTACAGAGGCAACGAGTACGGAAGGGACAACCATTACAACGCCTCACGGTACCACGTGCTGAACCTTCACGCCACCTTCACGAAGGGCACCATCGAGTTCAGGCTTTTCCAGTTCGACAACCCTTCCGGCACGAAGAAGAACGGCATCCACGCCGGACAGCTGAAGAGCTACATCCAGCTCTGCCTCGCCCTCAGCCAGATGGCAAAGGACGTCAGCAAGGCGAGCGCCAAGCCGCAGCAGCACGAGAACCCGAAGTACGCGATGCGCACCTGGCTGCTCCGCCTCGGATTCATAGGCGACGAGTTCTCCACCGCAAGGGACATCCTCACAAGGAACCTCAGCGGGGACGGCGCCTTCAGAAGCGGAAGACCGGCCTGAAGGCCATAAAAGCCAACCGGCCGCTTCGGCGGTCTTTTGGCGGTAGGAGATGATGAAAATGGAAAAAAGATTTTACTTGGCCTACGGGTCCAACCTGAACAAGAACCAGATGCGGTACCGCTGCCCGGACGCGAAGGTCGTCGGAGTGGCTTCGCTCATTGGATGGAGGCTCCTCTTCAAGGGAAGCCTCACCGGAGCTTACCTGACCATCGAGGAGCATGCCGGCTCCAGCGTTCCGGTGGCCATCTGGGAAGTCAGTCCCGGCGACGAGCGGCATCTTGACCGCTACGAGGGGTATCCGACCTTCTACTACAAGAAGGAGACGGACGTCCTGATGAAGTCCACAGGAAAGACCGTCCATGCCTTCGTGTACATCATGCACGAGGACCGCAAGACCGGGTGCCCCACCGAGAGCTACATCAACACCTGCGCCGTCGGATACAGGGACTTCGGTTTCGACATCATGAAGCTGGACAAGGCCCTGAAAGACAGCGTGAAACTAAGTCGAATATAGTTAAGTATATTCTACATAACAACTTGCTATTATCCTCAAAAAGAGCGAATGTACACATGCAAGGGAAGAGAACCCAAGGCGAAGGAGACACGAGGATGACAAGGATCGAGGCTTACGACAAGGCGCTGGAAAGCAAGGATTACAAGACATACAACTGGACGCTCTTGAGCGCCTACTACAAGGCACAGAGAAGCGGGAACGAGCTGATCGACTTCTCGGAATGCATCTGGGACAGGGACATCGAGCCGATCGCCGATGCCCTTGGAGAGAACGGCATCGACAGCTTCACCATCTCGAGCACCTTCTCGGGACTCACCGAAGTGCTGATGGCCTTCCAGAAGAAGGGCTTCAGGATGCAGGGCATGGTGATGGTGGCGAACGGCCTCAAGGACTGGGTGACCGGCGAGCCCGCGATGGTTCCGGCAGTCCTCCTGAAGAAGGAGGCCTGAGATGACCTACACCGAAGCGCAGGAATTGCTGGACAGGCTGGACGAGGCCGAAATGGCAGGAAGGCAGGATGAGGCGAGGCGGATGCGGATCCACCTCGCGGACATGGGAATCGAGTTCGGAGGAGGAAGCTCTCCGAATGGGCATACGGGATACTACCCTGTCGCCATCGGCGGGAAGTACATGGGAAAGGGAGTCTGATGGAGAACCTGATACTGAAGATCATAGCAGGGCTCGGGGGCGCTTCGGCGCTCCTTTTTCTTGTCCAGAACCTGTTGGGAAAGAAGAAACTGGAGAAGACCAAGGCCGAGAACACGCTTCTCAAGGCCGAGGTTACCACCGCGACCAGAAAGCTGGAAGCAGAGAGAAAGATAATTGATTCACAGAAGACCGCCCAGGCAAGCGTCGCAAGGGCCGATGAGAAGGCCGCCGCTGTCGAGAGGGAGGGCGCCGAGCGAATCAAGGAGGCTGAGGATGAGAAGAAGGACAAGGTCCAGGCCGGCATTGACGCTGGCAATTCTCTTGTTGATCTGTTCAACAGGCTGTAGCACCACCTCGAACACACCAGTACAGGAAACTCCAATCTCCATCCCGATCCTATCGGATCCCATTGCCAAACCGGTTCTTGAGCCAATCCCCCGGATGGACACCTCCGGTCTCACGGAAACACAGTCAACGGAGCTTTCCCTTGTGCTGGCGGCCTACAACAGGAATCTTCTGAGACTCATCGGATACGGCATCCGCCTCGGCGGCTATGCCGACGCGTCGGAGGGATACATCAAGTCAGTGGAGGAAGCGTTGAAGGAACTATGATGGGAAAGCTCAAAGGATATAAGCCCACACCCTTCATGGCCAAGGACTCCGTCTACAGCAAGGCGTCGGCGGATTATGCGGTGGCCTTCATCGAGAGTCTGAGGCACACCAAGGGAACCTGGGCTGGAAAGAGCTTCGAGCTCATAGACTGGCAGGAACGCATCATCCGTGATGTGTTCGGAATCCTCAAGCACAACGGCTACAGGCAGTTCAACACCGCCTATGTCGAGATACCCAAGAAAATGGGAAAGAGCGAGCTGGCGGCGGCCATCGCTCTTCTTCTCACCTGCGGTGATGGGGAGGAACGTGCCGAGGTCTACGGCTGCGCCGCCGACCGTCAGCAGGCGTCGATCGTCTTCGAGGTCGCGGCCGACATGATCCGCATGTGTCCGGCCCTTTCCAAGAGGGTGAAGATACTCGCCGCCACAAAGCGCATAGTGTTCCAGCCGACCAACAGCTTCTACCAGGTGCTCTCGGCCGAGGCCTACTCGAAGCACGGCTTCAACATCCACGGGGTCGTCTTTGACGAGCTCCACACCCAGCCCAACAGAAAGCTTTTCGATGTCATGACCAAGGGCTCAGGGGATGCGAGAATGCAACCTCTCTACTTCCTGATCACAACGGCGGGAACGGACACACACTCCATCTGCTACGAGACCCACCAGAAGGCCAAGGACATTCTGGAGGGAAGAAAAGTGGACCCGACGTTCTATCCTGTCATCTACGGGGCCGACGAGTCGGACGACTGGACGGACCCGAATGTCTGGAAGAAGGCGAACCCCTCCCTGGGAATCACAGTGGACATTGAGAAGGTCAAGGCGGCCTGCGAGTCGGCGAAGCAGAACCCGGCTGAGGAGAACTCATTCCGGCAACTTAGGCTCAACCAGTGGGTCAAGCAGGCAATCCGCTGGATGCCTATGGAGAAATGGGACCTCTGTGCCTCTGTTGTTGATGAGGAAACCCTGGAAGGCCGTGTCTGTTATGGGGGACTGGATTTGTCTTCCACAACTGATATCACAGCCTTCGTGCTGGTCTTTCCTCCGGATGAAGAGGATGACCGGTATCATATCCTCCCCTATTTCTGGATCCCGGAGGAGAACATGGCGCTTCGTGTGAACCGCGACCATGTCCCCTATGACCTCTGGGAACACCAGGGAAAACTGGAGACGACCGAGGGAAACGTTGTCCACTACGGTTATATCGAGAAGTTCATCGAGCGACTCGGCGAGCGGTTCAACATCCGTGAGATCGCCTTCGACCGGTGGGGAGCCGTTCAGATGGTGCAGAACCTCGAGGGCATGGGCTTCACGGTGGTTCCTTTCGGACAGGGCTTCAAGGACATGAGCCCGCCCACCAAGGAGCTCATGAAGCTGGTGCTTGAACGGAAGATAGCCCATGGCGGGCATCCGGTCCTGAGATGGATGATGGACAACATCTTCATCCGAACCGACCCGGCGGGAAACATCAAGCCGGACAAGGAGAAGTCCACCGAGAAGATTGACGGAGCGGTTGCGACCATCATGGCCTTGGATAGAGCAATTCGGTGCGGAAACGACGCATCGGAATCAGTCTACGATAGTCGAGGACTTCTGTTATTGTGAAACCATGCTATAATGAAAAACCGCCTTAAGGGAGGACTCGATAATGGAAGATAAAGTTAAGGTTACAGGTTTTACGATATTCCTTCTGCTTCTTATTACGTGTGGCATCGTATATCTTTGCTATTCCGATTATCGGAAGACCAATGCGACTGAAACGATTGATTCGACCAGAAGAATACTTATCTTGAAGGTAAGTGACTCAGCCAATTCCTATTCGGATTCAACACAAGTCAGGAATGTGCTGAATACTGGGGGAACGATAATCCTCAAGAGTTTTGAAGGGGATTCCATCGACAAGGTGTTTGATGAATCATGGAACAGTTATGGAGGCCCTGATGCCAAAGGATATCATTTCATAGATGGAGCATTGCTGAACTACATAGCAAGCAGAGGCTGGAATCTGATTCAAGCTCCGAGTACGGGACTTGGACAAGTATACTATTTCACAAAATAAGCTACCTCGAAAGCAATCATTTGAAAGCATCTCAGAAAAGAGGTGCTTTTTTCATGCCTAAAACACAAGGAGATTTCTCAATGGGAATTCTTACCGGCTTGTTCCACACGCGGGACAAGCCCACCAACTCTACGTCCGGAAGCGCATTCAGTTTCTTTCTGGGCGGCTCGAGCTCCGGCAAGAGCGTGAACGAGCGAAGCGCCATGCAGATGACCGCGGTGTACTCATGCGTGAGGATACTCGCAGAAGCCGTAGCCGGGCTTCCCCTCCACCTTTACCGGTACACGGACAAGGGTGGCAAGGAGAAAGCCGTAGACCACAGCCTCTATCGCCTTCTGCATGACGAGCCGAATCCGGAGATGTCCAGTTTCGTCTTCCGCGAGACGCTGATGACGCATCTGCTTCTCTGGGGCAACGCCTATGCCCAGATCATCCGAAACGGCAAGGGAGAGGTCATCGGCCTCTATCCGCTGATGCCCAACAAGATGACCGTGGACAGGGACGAGGCCGGCCGGCTCTACTACACCTACAACCGCTCAAACGAGGACGCGCCCACCATGAAGGGTTCCACGGTGGTCCTCAAACCCACCGACGTCCTTCACATCCCTGGGCTCGGATTCGACGGTCTTGTGGGCTACTCACCCATCGCGATGGCCAAGAACGCCATCGGCATGGCCATAGCCTGCGAGGAATACGGAGCCAAGTTCTTCGCCAACGGAGCGTCTCCGGGCGGTGTGCTCGAGCATCCGGGAACCATCAAGGACCCGGCGAGAGTTCGTGACAGCTGGAACAGCGTCTATCAGGGTTCAGGAAACAGCCACAGGATCGCGGTACTTGAGGAAGGGATGAAATACACCCCTATCGGCATCAGTCCCGAGCAGGCCCAGTTCCTCGAGACACGCAAATTCCAGATAAACGAGATAGCCCGAATCTTCAGGGTGCCGCCGCATATGGTGGGAGACCTTGAGAAATCATCGTTCTCCAACATAGAGCAGCAGTCACTGGAGTTCGTCCAATACACGCTGCGCCCCTGGCTGGTGCGCTGGGAACAGGGCATCACCCGTTCGCTCTTCAGCGAAGATGAGAAACCATCGCTGTTCGTGAAGTTCAATGTGGACGGACTGCTCAGAGGCGACTACGCATCGAGGATGACCGGCTACGCCACGGCAAGGCAGAACGGCTGGATCAGCGCCAACGACATCAGGGAGCTGGAGGACATGGACCCGATACCGGCGGAGGAAGGCGGAGACCTTCTTCTCGTGAACGGCAACATGCTCCCGCTCAAGGACAGGCTGGAGAAGCCAAAGGAGGACGGCAATGCCGGAACCGAAGAATAGACGTTTCTGGGTTTGGAAGAACCAGGAAAGTGAATCAGGGGCACCCGAAAGGGTGCTCGAACTTTATGGGACCATCGCGGAAGAGTCATGGTTCGACGATGACGTGACCCCGAAGATGTTCAAGGACGAGCTTCTCTCGGGCTCCGGTCCCGTGACCATCTGGATAAACAGTCCCGGCGGCGACTGCATCGCTGCCAGCCAGATATACAGCATGTTCATGGACTACAAGGGCGAGGTGACCGTCAAGATCGACGGCATCGCGGCGTCGGCGGCATCGGTGATCGCTATGGCGGGGACGAAGGTGCTCATGGCCCCCACCGCGCTTCTGATGATCCACAACCCAATGACGATGGCCATGGGAGATGCGGGCGACATGCAGAAGGCCATCGCGATGCTCGACGAGGTCAAGCAGTCCATCATCAACGCCTATGAGATAAAGAGCGGCTTGTCCCGCAACAAGCTCTCCAAGCTCATGGACGAGGAGACCTGGATGAACGCCAATCGGGCCATCGAGCTGGGACTGGCGGACGGGTTGCTGGAGGACGAGAAGAAGGCCCCGAAAGAGGATGTCTCCTTCGATTTCTCACGCAAGGCCGTGAACCAGACCCTCATCAACAAGATCGCCGACAAGGCAAGACAAGAGAAAACAGGACGCTCCATCGACACTCTGATGGAACGCCTTCAACTGATCAGTCATTAGGAGGAACAATCTATGACTATTTTGGAACTGCGTGAGAAACGCGCCAAGGCTTGGGAGGCGACGAAGGCATTCCTCGAGTCCCATAGGAACGACAAGGGCGTCCTGTCCGCTGAGGATGACGCCACCTACTCCAGGATGGAGGGCGAGATCACCGACCTCGGCAAGGAGATATCCAGGATGGAGAGGCAGGAAGCCCTCGACGCAGAGCTCCGCAAGCCCGTCAATATGCCGCTTACCGGCAGACCTGACATCGGCAAGGCGGACGGCAAGACCGGCAGGGCCGCCGATGAGTACAGGGCCTCGTTCTGGAACCTCATGAGAAGCAAGGCCGCGATGCCGGACGTCATCAACGCCCTTCAGATCGGGACCGACAGCGAGGGCGGCTATCTTGTGCCTGACGAGTTCGAGCACACCTTGGTGGAGGCGCTTCAGGAGGAGAACATCTTCCGTCAGCTGGCCACCATCATCCAGACCTCTTCCGGCGAGCGCAAGATTCCAGTCTCCGCTTCCAAGGGAACCGCAAGCTGGATTGATGAGGAGGGAGCCGTTCCCGAGAGCGACGACGCTTTCGGTCAGGTGACCATCGGAGCCTACAAGCTCGGTACACTCATCAAGGTCAGCGAGGAGCTCATCAACGACAACGTGTTCGACCTTGAGGGCTACATCTCCAAGGAGTTCGCACGTCGTATCGGTGCCAAGGAGGAGGAAGCGTTCTTCTCAGGCAACGGAACCGGCAAGCCGAACGGAATCCTCAACGCCACAGGCGGTGCCCAGGTGGGCGTTACTTCTGCAGGTGCCACCGCGCTTACTGCCGACGAGGTCATGGACCTCTTCTACAGCCTCAACGCATCCTACCGCAAGAAGGCCTCCTGGCTGTTGAACGACTCCACCATCAAGGCCATCCGCAAGCTCAAGGACGGAAACGGCAACTACCTCTGGCAGCCGTCGCTCACCGCCGGGACTCCGGACACC